CAGATGTTTGAATTAACTGGATCCGGAATCACAGAATAGTATTAACCAATAACCCTCTTTATAAAAACATGTCTTTTTATATTTTTTAAAACTATTTATTTTTGAGATATTTTTTATAAAGGGAGTCTTTTTATGTCTTCACTATTAGAACAAGCAATAATTGATGCAGCCGCACTGAAAGAGGCAGCAATTAAGAATGCAGAAACAGCTATTTTGAACAAGTACTCTGCAGATATTAAAGAGGTCGTTGAGAATCTCTTTGAACAAGATGAAGAAACCGAAGTTGTTTCAGACACCATCGAAGAGCCAGAAATTTCCACCCCTCTTGAGGACAGTATTCCACTCGGATTANCGCCGGAGGGTGCAGACTCGGAGGCGGAAATTGTATTAAATATGGAAGAGCTAAAAGAAATGGCAGAAGTTTTATCTGCACAGGATGAAGATTTGATGGGCGACCCAACCCCCCATAAGGATTTGGTGGACTCTGACGAAATGACCCCACAATCACCAGCTGCCACAGATGCGGAGGTAGATACAGTTTCGGTCCAAGCCGCATTGGAAGAAGAAATCGACATTTCAGATATTGACGAACTACTGGAAGAACTGGTCGTGGATATTGACCCCCAGAAATCTGGCTGGGCTGGAACTCCTAACGACATCATGCATTACAAAGAACAGCTTAAGCTGGCTCAACTCTCAGCAACAAAAGCAGAAGAAGAGAATAAAGAGCTTGTTGCTGCCAGAGACAGACTTTCTGAAGAAAACAAGAAATTGAGAGACGGCGTTAGGGTTTTGAAAGAAAAATTCAACCAATCAAGCCTCTCTAACGCAAAACTTTTATATACGAATCGTGTTTTGACAAACACCTCTTTGAATGAGCGACAAAAAATTAGAATTGTCGAAGCTTTGTCAAAAGCGGATTCGATTAATGACGCAAAGGTTATTTTTGAGACTCTTAAAAGCGCAGTGGGCAGTGTACAGGGTAAAACACGGCCACAATCACTCCGCGAGACCGTCGAAAAGCCTACTGCCACTTTACCCAGAAGAGAAGCTAAAGAACAACATTCTCCCATAACGGATAGAATGCAACTTTTAGCTGGCATTAAAAAATAATATAAAAAGGAGAATTTTTTAAAATGTCTATTATTAATAAATTAACTGAAGGAATTGTTAGACGTGACCTCTCCAAAGAAGGTGCAGCTCTTCTCACTAAGTGGGAAAAGACTGGTCTCTTGGAAGGCATTACTGACGAAAGAAAGAAGCAAGGCATGGCCTCACTTCTTGAGAATCAGGCAAAGGAGCTTCTTCGTGAATCTTCTTCAATGTCTGCTGGCGATGTAGAAGGTTTCGCTTCTGTCGCCTTTCCGATTGTCCGCCGTGTATTCGGTGGCTTGATCGCGAACGATCTTGTATCTGTTCAACCAATGAGTCTACCAAGTGGGCTCATTTTCTTCTTGGATTTCACATTCAACAAGAATCGCCTTGATCAACTTCAAGGAGGATCTATCTACGGCGGCGGTGTCGTTGCATCTCAGATCACTGGCGGTGTTTCACTTGCTGGTGCAAATGCAGAAAGATCTTTCTATGCACTAAACAACGGCTATTCAAGCCCGACTGGTTCTGCAGCCGGTGCCACAACCATGATCGCCTCTGGTACAGTTGGCGGAGATGATTGGGTCTGGGCCGATACCGACTATAGTTCATCTGCACCTGACGGCATGGTTCGCTTCGATCCTGATCTTGAAGGTGTGAAAGTCGCAGTTTGCAGCATTCCATCTGCAGGCCTTATCACTGGGCAATTGAATGTTAAAGATTATGTCACCATTCAGCCAGAAACAGACATTACGGTAGGTAGAATCACTCGTCGTCTAACTCGCGATGATAGTGTCAATTCCGGCAACCTACTTATTACCATCGCTGCAACCGGCTCGGAAACTTTAGTACAATTATCTAGCTCATTAGATGCTGTCACTGACTGGAAGTTTGTCATTGATGATAACTTTGGCGGCTCGACATCTGCCATCGGCGGAGTTCTTGCAACAAACTTGTGGGGATTGGAAGAAGGAAGTGACACTGATGCAGCCTTGCACGGTGCGATTCCAGAAATCGACATCAAGGTTGACGCAGTGTCTGTCACAGCCAAGACTAAAAAGTTGAAGGCCAAGTGGACACCGGAACTTGCTCAAGACTTGAATGCATACCATAACTTGGATGCAGAGGTTGAGCTTACTAGTGTTCTTTCAGAGCACATCGCTCTTGAGATTGACCAAGAAATCTTGGAAGACCTTGTTAAGGGTGCAACAGCTTCAACTCTATACTGGTCACGTTTGCCAGGAAAGTTCGTGAACAGAGTAACCGGAGTTCCTCTCACTTCTACGACAGCATTCCCAGATTTCACTGGTAATGTTTCAGAGTGGTATGAGACTCTCGTTGAGACAATTAACGATGTTTCAGCACAAATTCATCGCAAGACCCTCAGAGGCGGCGCAAACTTCATCGTGTGTTCACCTGAAATTGCAAACCTTCTTGAGTTTACTGCTGGATTCCGTGGAAGCGTCACTCATGACGATGATCGCGGCCAAGTTGGGGCAATCAAAGTTGGTTCCTTGAGCAAGAAGTTCGATGTTTATGTCGATCCTTATTTCCCAAGAAACGTTGTACTGGCAGGTCGTAAAGGATCCTCTTTCCTTGAAAGCGGATATGTATATGCCCCGTATGTACCTCTCCAAATGACTCCTACAATCTTCGGAACCGAGGACTTTGTGCCTCGCAAGGGTGTCATGACTCGCTATGCGAAGAAAATGGTCCGCCCAGATATGTATGGATTGGTTGTTATTCAAGATTTAGTATAATCTCATAACATAACCTAACATTTACATGCCCCTCCACAAATTGTGGAGGGGTTTTGTGTTTGTGGCAACTATTTAATGCTAGGGAGGAATTTAAATGGCATTCCCATCTTTAACACCGTCAAGCCAGATGAGCAAATCAATTTTGCCTTCTGTTGGTACGGTATCTGAAGTAGCCGATTCGCTACCATTGGCAGTCTATGCCGATTCGACACAATTTTTATCTGGTGCCTCTGATCAGGTGGGCTATACCTATAGGAAACTTGGCGGAGAAATTTTAGATATTGAANTAAANGCGACAAATGTCTATGCCAATTACCAAGAAGCAGTCTTGGAATATAGCTACTTGATGAATTTGCACCAATCGAAAAACATTTTGTCAGATGTCCTCGGCCAAGCGACTGGCACCTTCGATCACGAAGGAGAAAGGCTAACAGGCCCAGAAGATGTCAATCTTAAATTCCCCAGAGTTATGTTTGAATATGCAAGAAGGGTTTCTGACGGTTTTTCTTTCGAGGCGAATGTTGGAGGTACAATCCCTATCTATTCTGCTTCATTTGAACTCATACAGAGTCAACAAGATTATGATTTGCAGGCCATCATCTCTGGATCATCCGCCGGCGGAGTGGATCCAATCGGAAATACAGTTCCATATGCCGGCAAGGTGCAGAATAAGAGAGTTCTCGTCAAAAAAGTCTATTATAAAACCCCCCATGCTATGTGGCGATTCTTTGGTTATTTCGGAGGTCTTAATGTCGTCGGAAATATGAATCACTATGGACAATATACAGATGATTCTACCTTTGAAGTAATTCCGGCATGGCAAAATAAGCTACAAGCCATGGCCTTTGAGGATCATATCTACACTAGACTATCTCATTGTTCATATGAATTGCAAAATAATCAATTGAGAATATTCCCAGCCCCAGAACTTGTTAGCACCTACAGATATATGTGGGTTGACTTTTCAGTGGTCCCGGCACCGTGGGAGAACAATGATGATTTCGATAATGGCACCGATGGCATCAATAACATGAATACCATCCCATTTGATAACATCACTTATGAAAATATTAATGCGATAGGAAAGCAGTGGATTCGACGATTTGCCCTGGCTCTCTCAAAAGAAACTTTAGGTCAAATTCGTGGAAAATTTGCAGCAATTCCAATTCCGGGCGAGTCTGTTAATCTTAACGCCAGTGAACTTCTTTCACAAGCTAAAGATGAGCAAGAAAAGCTGAGACAGGAATTGAAAGACATATTGGACCAATTAACCTACACAGAGATAGCAAAATCTGATGCAGAAAAAGTGGAAGCAGTAGAGAATGTTCAGAAAAAAGTACCAATGACAATTTTCCAGGGGTAGTGAAATATGAGTAGCAGAAAAGGCAAATATGAAGGTTTCCGGCCGTACTTTAAAGATACGAAGAAGAAGGAATCTGACCCGGCACTGAAGGAAATTACCTTCATGCCGTCTACTATTGAAACAGTTGATATGGCTCTTTATGACTGGCTTAACGAAAAGTTGGATATTTTCTGCAACACAAATGAAGGATGGAAAAAGGTTCCCCTTATTTGGTCAATGCCGGAACGTGCATTTCAAGTGAAGGACAATAAGGACCTCAGAAGCAATGGTGTTTTTGTATTACCGGCTATAAGCATCGAAAGGTCCTCAATCAAGAAGGATCCAAACATGAAAGGTGTGGTTTGGGCAAATATACCTAGAGAGAATGATGCCAAAGGCGGAGCAATTACTGTAGCTCGTAGAATCCAGCAGGAAAAAACAGCTAATTTTGAAAATGCTGATGCAAAAAGGCTCTACAAGCAAAAAACTTACCCATATAAGGACGGCAAGGTGGTCTATGAGACAATAACGATGCCTCTCCCCACATATGTTATTATGAATTACAAATTGGTCATCAACACCGAATACCAGCAACAGATGAATGAGATTATATCCCCATTCTTTGCGGCAACTGGCCAAATAAACAACTTTTTTATCACTCGCGATGGACATAAGTTTGAAGGATTTATAGAAGGTGACTTCGGACTCGAAAACAATATCTCCAGTTTATCTGAAGAGGAAAGGAATTTCAAGACAACCATAAATTTGAGGGTGATAGGGTACCTGATGGGTGCAGGACCTAATGACGATCAACCAAAAATGACCATTAGGGAGTCAGCAGCTCAATTTAGATTTACGAATGAAAGAGTGATGTTAAGTGACAAAAAGGAATACTGAAAGTGTCAGAAGACAATAAGTGGACAAAACCATCAAATCCTCCCCCTCCCCTCTTCCTGGGTGAGAAGGAAAGAAATCTAGTAAAGCAGGTAAATGATGAACTTCTCGAAAGAATCGTCGGCCAGCAAATCACTTATTTGCCAATCTCCATGGATTACACAAATTTCCACCCATTATACGGCGAAGCTGTAGAGAAGAGTTTTCTNCCGCCTGTCAGGGTGTACGTCCTAGTAGAATTTGATGGTATAAAAACCACCACTGAAAATTACGGCCTCGACAAAGAGAAGTCGATAACTGTAAGGTTCCACAATCGCCGCCTCCACGAAGATCAAGATTTAATGTTGAGGGAGGGGGATTATGTCCAATATGGAGACTCCTTTTATGAAATCGTATCACTCACAGAAGACCGACAATTGTTTGGCCAAGTGGACCATCTTTTCCAGATTACGGCGAAATGTATAAGAACCAGAAGAGGAATAATGGACATGTCGGTGCTAGATAGTACGACTATCGCTGCTTTGACAAATGCGGAGACAGAGGATACCTATTCTGGACCTTATCACACACATTCGGTTGTGAGGGTTATATACTGCTATGATGCCGTCGGTGATATCCCTGCCGATACAGCCTTAAACTCTTATTTGGAATATACGGGGGAAGTATTACTTGCAAACAGTGCGGTATATTTAAATGGTGCCCGCCAAGAGTTTACTGGACCTGGAGGCATCGCAACCGATGCAGAGTATTATGTCAATGAGGGACTACTCTACAGTTCATACAAGATTAATAGTGGGGAAAGGATTTTATTTGAGGTCTTGACAGTAGTATGAGCATTTTTAGAGAACATAAAACAACAGCTGATCGCTCTGCAGCAGACAGGAAACGCCACAAACAGAAGATAGACAAGGCTCTGAAGGAAGGAATAAAAGATGTCATCGCTGACGAATCAATAATCGGTCAAGATGGGAAAAAGAAAGTGAAAATTCCTGTCAAGGGCATAAAAGAATATCAATTAGTCTATGGGGAAAACGAGGAAAACAAGAAAACAGGTGCAGCCGGCGATAAGAAGATCAAGAGAGGGCAAATACTGCGAAAAGGCGGCCAAAAGAAGGGGAAGGCACCCGGCAAGAAGGGGTCAAAGGACAAGGGTGACGAATATTATGAAGTTGAAGTCACACTTGACGAGTTGGCAGAATATCTCTTTCAAGATTTGGAACTTCCAGACTTGGAAAAGAAAAAATTCAGGTTCATAAAGGACCATAAGCCAAAAAGAAGTGGTTTCAGAAAGAAGGGTATGCGATCAAGACTCTCAAAAAAGGAAACCATAAAGCGAAAAATCCGCAGGAAGAAGATGGCAGTCTCTGCGGGTACTTTCGACCCCGATTCGGGTGAAAGATTCCCTTTTCATGAGGACGATTTAAAATACAAGCACACTAAAATGAAGCCCCGCCAGAATAACTCTGCTGTGATTTTCTTTTTAATGGATGTCTCCGGCTCTATGGGGAAAGACAAAAAATATATGGCAAGAAGCTTTTATTTCCTGTTATATCAGTTCTTGAGATACAAGTATGACAACATAAATGTTGTTTTTATATCACATTGCACGGAAGCAAAGGAAGTGAGCGAGGACGATTTCTTTAAAAGGGGTTCTATGGGGGGCACAGTTATGTCCACCGCACTNCAGATGACAAAGGACATTATTTCCAAGAGATATCACCCTTCCAGNTGGAATATTTACACTTTCTATTCCGGCGACGGAGAAAATTGGTCTTTTGACGACGAGAAAACCGTTCGGCTCTTTGATGAAATAAAGGATTTAAGCCAAATGGTATGTTATGCAGAAATAGACCCAAGGTCACATCCAGAATCAGATCTGTCTTTTTTGAGTAAATCTTTTAAGTACAGTCAGAGCGAGACTACCAATTTATGGCAAAAATTAACCAAAATTACCGAC